GTACCAAGCTTTTGTTTATTGATCAGGTACACCTTACCTTTTGCCCGGTTGAGCATCTTGGTAATTTCATTGGTGATGTAATCAATACGGTCCTGGTGTTGGTGCAAACGAGCAACAATAGATCTGTTCTCGCCCATAACCATATTGGGTATAAATACTTTCAAAGGAAGTTCTACGTCTCCGGGATTGTCATGCTTGCGAACTTGGTTAGTTACTTCTTCCCACTCAACAACATACTTATTACCAATCAGGGTTCCTTTGTAAATTGTCTTTGTCCAAAACTTGCTCTTACGACCATTGCGAATTTTGGAGATGTGGGTATTTCCAAATTTATCCTTAGACTCCTCATAACCCAAATCTTTCATACCAACCCAATAACCAGTAACACAAGCTAGGGTAGGAAGATTGTTATAGTTAAACGCCCAGTTGGTTGCGTAAGGATGAGTTGTCAAATCAAGCAACTGATACAAGTTATTCATTGTGATGTTTTTGATTTCTTCTTTCTCCTCCGGTGATAACCATTCTTGGTATCTTTCAATAACATCAGTTGTATTTAACCAATCTACTTTTCCTACGAATCTCGCCTCCTGATTGAAATCATCATCTTTGGCTGTATCCAAAATTAGATTGTGTGGGAGAATAACATCAAAGTACTGCTTGCCATTTTCAATTCTATTTTCCAAACCAACTCGGCCTCCGAGTAAAGTATATAAAAAAGCTTGCTTTAACTTGTTCTTATAATCGTTTCGGTGTAAGATATCTTCGCACATACGCATAGCCAATACTTCGGTGTATTGTCTGTAATCATATTCCATGTAACGATAAACATCTTCCGGAATCTCCATCTGATCAGTTGCATTACCAAGTGGTTTGTATTCAAGACCAAACTCTGCGAAGGTATTAAAAATCTCCGGAGCATCAAACATTAACAACGCTCTTTCAAGTAATTTAGTTCTTTTGTTTATAGCACTTTTACTTTGGGCTTTTACAGATGGTTCGATATTTTCAATCATTTTGATTGCGTTACCCACCATGTAGTCAACAAGAGATGTCACTTTCTGACCATTAATCCATACGGTTGGTAGGTCGCAAGAATTTTGGTCTTGAGTAGTGTAGTAATAATCTTTGTTCCATTGTCTCCCTAAGTAGTAAGTGTACATACGAACAATTTCATCAATTGGGTTTTCGTAGTCTCTTGTCTGTCTTATTCTACTGATGCGATCATTTCTTTTATTGAAATGACTCATTATGAATTGGAGATTCTCCTTGTACCAAATCTTAGTTTTCTCACTTTCTGGCAAAAACTGTTTTGGTTGGTTTGTAATTGTAAACGCCATTTATTACAAAATTATGGAAAAAAGATAAAAAAAAGAAATAGCTCTCCCTAATTTATTTATTTTCTTAACTTAAATTCTTAACTTAATGTCTTAACTTATTTGCTAAAGTTAACACATTTCCATGTGGAGCCTGAGAGAAACCATACCCCCCTTTCCCCCCTTTCCAAAAAAAACGTGTTTTTACGCTTTTTGAAAATTGGGTCAGATGGTTTTTGGTCCAGCTCCACTTTTTCACACTTCCACGTCTTCGCCAGGCAGTTCCGCAACAATACCCCCATTACAAATCGGACTGCTCTGCAATATTACAACAAGAAAAATTATTTGTCAAGTAAAAAATGTTTCGGAATGCACTTTTTTATGTGAAACTCAATAAATTCGGCCCCCTTGACCACCAAATTTTTTTCTACGATAAGACGAAAAACGTACTTATCGTTGAAATTATACTTCTTTTGGAGGATATCCAGGAATGGTTTTACAACGTTATCGACATCGGAAGCTACGTTGCTGACACCAACAGTGAGAGAAATCTCTAGAGGCTCCTTGGATTGTTCGAAATCGTGGGGCCTTAGAAGAAGCATCATCTCCTTCTCGTAGTTCGTATAGGTTTTAGTTTTAAATCTTTTACCTTGCCAACACTCGTTGACTGATAGTGGTTTAATTTCTACCCTGTCTGAAAAGAGCAGGATAGAGTTGTCTGAAGGTTTGCTCATTGGCTTCTAAATCTTGAAATAATAGTATCTCCACCGGAACTCCGTAGAATTCCGCAACGGTGATTGCTGTTTTGATGTAAGTTAGACTATAATCTTCGTAAAGAATCTTATTTAAATTAGAATCAGTTGTAATACCCATAAACTCTTTGATTTTTGAGTAGGATACGTTCTGATCATGAATAGTTCCTAAGAAGAAGACATTCTTTCGTAACTGGTTTGTTATCGACTCAACTTTTTTGTCAATAGCAGTTTCATAGTACCGACCTCTTAGATCGGCAAGCAGTTCATTTTCAATCAGAATATTGAGCCCTCTTTTTTTGAGCTCAATTATTTTCCGGTCTAATTCATCAAGCGTCACTTTCAGAAATTTTCATTTCGAACTCTTCGAGGTAACGTTCATTTTCATCGATGCAACGTTTTACTTCTTTCATCACTAGTATCAGTTTCTGAGTATCTACAAGACTTTTTCCATATAGGATATTGTAGACATCATACTTTTGAATACCAAAGACAGATACTCTTTCTACGATACGAGCCATATCGCCACGCTTAAGTTGATTTTTAAGACCCAAGATTCGGTTTTTAAGTTCGTTGTTCATATTCTTTTACAATTTTACGAAAAAAATTTGGAATTACCAAAACTTATATTATCTTCGCACTACATTTTTAAAATAAATAGACATGGGATTAAAAACTGGAATGGGTAAGAGAACTTACCTGACAATTAGAGAAGGCAAGATTGCCAAGAGTTTAGGTGACAAGAAGTATGAGCTGTACGATTCTATCGAGGGCTACATTTTGGGCATCAGTACAAGAGAAGGTACTTATGGTACAGATCTGTGTATTGACATCAAAGATGACGAGGTGTATCAACTGCAAATCCGTATTAAGGGAGACAGCGGTAAACAGACTGCATACTTCATTGCTTTTGCACACTGTGCTCCAAACATCGATGTAAGTAAGAAAGTAGAATTCATCCCCTCGCTGAAGATTGTAGACGATAAGAAAAGATCCGCTCTTTTCCTCAAGCAAGGTGGTGAGACTTTGAAGTGGGCATATAAGCGTGGTGAAGGTATGCCTGAGCCCGAAGAGGTGTTCAACAAAAAAGGAGAACTAGTTTCTGTAGATTGGTCTGAGGTTGAAGCTTTCCGGATTGACAAGGTTAACGAGTTGAATGCTCGTGCTTCTGAGAGCAAAGCATATAACAATATGGTTGCCGGTCCTGCTGTTGTTGAGACAGAAGAAGTTTATCAGGAAGACGAAAACTCAGATCTCCCCTTCTGATGTCACGAGGCGTAGCTAATCCTACTCTTGCTGATAAGATTGGTAAAAAGGTGGAACCTGTTCACATGAAGCATTATGCCAGTGAGCAGGTTTCCATCATACGCCAGTCTTCTATTAAGAGTGCAGTTGAACTGATGAATGGTTGGATTGCAAAGGAAGATAAGAAGTACAATCCTCAGCAAGTAGTGGAGTTGACTCTGCTTGCTGCTGCGGAATTTGAAAAATGGGTGTTAAGAGATGAATCTACAACTAGTACAAATTAACAAAGATAAAGCCTATGACGAATGGCTACAGTTCCGTTCTAAAGGTTTAGGGGCCTCCGAGGTCGGAACATTAATGGGCGTAAACAGTTGGAAGAGCCCAGCTGAATTATATTACCAAAAGATTGGTCTCATCCCCCAAAAGGCACAGCAGAATATTCCTATGTTCATGGGAACTATTATGGAACAGACTGTTGCTGAGATATTCTCCTATTGGGATGGAGATGATGAGTCCATGCTTAAGAACCACGAGGCCGGGACCAAAGTTCGTACCTTGTATGAGCCGGTAGGTTATCTTATAAACCCTGAGTATCCTCACCTATTTTTCTCTCCAGATCGATTGCAAATAAGTAAGAGCAATATCCGGGTGAGAAATGGTATGATTAATCTCGACAATGTTGAGGCAATTATTGAGATTAAGACAATCAGTGGTTGGAGCAGTAAGCAGTGGGAAGGTGGTATTCCTCCATCTTATTACTTGCAGTTGCAAACCTACATGATGGGCCTTGGTATAGACAAAGGTTACTTAGTTGCACTTGAGGACGGAAGAAATTTGAAAGTCCACTACTTTGAGAAGGATCAGGAAATTATGGATGCTATTGCTAATGTGACCAAAGACTTTTGGGATCGGGTAGAAGCAGGCCGTTTGGCTCTTGAGCTAGGAGAGGACTATGATCAGTTTGCTCCTCCTCCTGATGGGACAGAGGCATATGCTGAGTACTTGAATACTCGCTTTGCCAATCCGGAAGAGAATTCAATTGTCAGCACTCCTGAGATAGATGAGCACATTGAGGAGTATCTTGCTATTGGGCCTCAGATCATGGAACTAGAAGAAAAGAAGAGAGAACACTCCAATTACATAAAAGCATACATGGGTGAGAATATGATAATTGACAGCGAATTGGCAAGAGTAACCTGGAGACCCAATAAGAACGGTAGTAGAGTATTTAGGATAAATTAATGAAAGGGGATATAGAGTGGTACAAAAATATGTGGTCCACAAGACAGAACCATCAATGCGAAGAATGTGGTGTTCGTCTTCTACACTTTCATCCGATGTTCGTATCGCATATCATTACAAAGGGGAGCTATCCGACTTTGAGACAGCATCCCGAAAATTGGATGCTATACTGTATGGATTGTCATCAGCTTTGGGAGTTTGGGAACAGGAAGACGATGAAGACATATCCCAGGGCGATGGAGATAGCTGATCGTTTAAAGAGAGAATATCACGAAAGCAAGAAAAATAAATAATGCGAAGAATGTAGAACAGTAAATGAAGTAATAAATGAAGTACTACGCAAAAAATAGGCGCAAGCTGAGAGGTAAGGAAAAGAGAGATACTAAGCTCCTGACCGTATTTGTAAAATTGAACTCTGCTTTGATCCGTAAATTATTCCAGGATATAGCCGAACTAGCAAAACAAATGAAATGAATACGCCTTTGGAAGAAATAATCGAGAAGATTAAAGGGGATGGTGCGCTCAACCCTGAGACCCGATCCTATATAATCGCCACTTACTTGCGTCCGGGGCTCAGAGCGGAAAAGGAAGAGATTATGAACGCCTGGATACACGGAACACTAGAAGTGATGCATCCATTCCCAACAGCAGAGGACTACTTTAATCATACCTTCTTCAAAGATCGTTTATTATAAAAATTAGTATTATATTTGCCCCATGAGTGATATAACAAAATGCAGTGGAAAAGATTGCAAGAAGAAGAGGAGCTGTTACCGATATTTGGCTCCGGCCTCAGACTATCAGTCATACTTCATGGAAGCACCGGTAAAAGAAGACGGTACTTGTAATCACTATTGGGAAGTAAAAGGCGAACACAAAACAGACACAAAGAAAAATGATACACTTTAGTTTATTCTCCGGAATCGGAGGTTTCGATTTGGCCTCAGAATGGGCTGGATGGAAAAATTATCTTAGTTGCGAAATAAATGAATTTGGAAACAAAGTACTAAAACACTATTGGCCCGAAGCATATCACCACACAGACATAAAGACATTAACATATGACACAATTAACGCTGAACTTTCAAAAAGATTTGGAACACAATGGAGAAACGATGACATCATTATTTCCGGTGGATTCCCATGTCAACCCTTTAGTACCGCTGGAAAAAGATTGGGAAAAGAAGATGAACGCCATCTTTGGCCCGAAATGCTCCG